CTGCACCACATAAGCCAAACAAAACTTTGGCAATGGAACTGGCTCAGATGATTCACGATGCAGGAGTGTGGTCACCACGCTCGCGCCAAGTGGCAATCGGGCCATCGGAGATGGGTCACGAATGCACTCGCCGTCTAGCTTACAAGTTGCTTGATTGGGAACAGGTCAATGTCTCTCAATCGAGCAACTGGGCTTCACAGGTGGGAACTGCTATTCACGCTCATCTTGCCGATATTTTTCGCAAGAAGGAAGGCTTTGAAGTAGAACAGAAAGTGACAATCCGAGGCCAGTTGGCCGGCACAGTCGATTTGTTCGACACGGTGCGTGGAATTGTTATGGACTGGAAAACCACAGGCTATTCCAAATTGCAGGAATATAGAAAAAGCGGAGCAAGTCAACAACACTTGATTCAAGTTCAGCTCTATGGCTACGGCAAAGCGTTGCAAGGCGCAAAGGTGAACAAGGTCGCTCTTGTTTACCTGCCAACAAGCGGATCATTGGATGAAATGCACCTAGAGCTGCACGATTACGATGAGAGCGTTGCTTTGCAAGCCTTGGCAAGAGTTGATGATATTCACACGCTGCTTGCTCAACTAGATGTTGAGAACAATCCGACAATGTGGAAAGTGATTCCAAAGGTTGCTTCGCGCAACTGTAATTGGTGTCCATACTTTCAACCATTTTCAACAGATGAGTCGAAAGGATGCTCAGGTGACACGCAAGGATAGACAAATCGTTGTTGCCTTCCTTCCACAATGGAAAGAAAACATTTTGACCTTCGTGGCAAGACTTCTCGGACTTAAAGGAATGCCAGTTGGTCTAATAACCGCAGAGTTTCTTGATGAAATTGAACCCACAATTAATGACATCAGAAAAAACCAAGAAGAAGATGAAATGAACAGACAAAGAGAGGAAAATCGGGGATGACAACTCCATTCGCAGCACCAAGCAACACCCAAGAAGGTGTCAAGGTCGCAGACCTAGCAAACCACCTTCTTATCATTACCCCTGTCGAATACAAGACAGGAATTCAAACCGTTCACGGACTAGCCGAGGCGGTCGAAGTCAATGTCGTTGATCTTGACACAAATCAGGAACACGGCTCATTGCTTTGGTTCAATGTCGGCCTTCGCAATTCACTAAAGAGCAAGGTCGGTCAGAAAGTTCTTGCTCGTATCGGGCAAGGAACGGCAAAGCCTGGAAAGTCTGCGCCTTGGATTTTAGTAGATGCCACAGGCGATGCCACGGCAGTTGCCAAGGCAAATGCCTATCTTGGGTCGGCACCCGCACCGGCAGCGCAAGCGGCTGCGCCTGCGGCCGCCAAACCTGCTCTCGATCCAAACAACTTGCCACCTGAAGTGATGGCATTGCTTGGTCAATTAGGAGCAAAACCAGTCTAAAACATTCGCCGTGGCTTCTACCTTTCACACGGCGAAAAGAAGAGCAGGGCTTTGCCACATCGGGGGATGTGAGGCGGTTCGACTCCGCCTTCTTCACGCATTACAAAACACTAGGAGGATAAGTGCAAGAGCAATTCGTGATTTATCACGGCGACAACCGTGAAGTGTTAAAAACCTTGGCTGATAACTCGGTCGATTCAGTTGTTACTGATCCGCCTTACGAGCTTGGCTTTATGGGCAAGAGTTGGGATGCAAGTGGCATTGCCTACTCTGTTGAACTTTGGAAAGAAGTCTTGCGCGTTCTAAAACCAGGCGGTCACTTGCTCGCCTTCAGCGGCTCTCGCACATATCACCGAATGGCAGTTGCCATTGAAGATGCAGGCTTTGAAATCCGCGACCAGATTATGTGGATTTATGGGAGTGGGTTTCCGAAGTCGCTTGATGTGTCAAAGGCGATTGATAAAGTCAACGGTGAGCCGAATCGTTTGTTGAAATTTACAACTTGGATGCGAACGACAGGATTGAAAGCGAAAGAACTTGATGAAGCAACTGAAACAAATATGGGTGGTCATTATTTAACTACCGCATCGCAACCCGCAATCCCAACGGTTGCACTTTGGGCAAAGATTCGACCATTGATTGAAACTGAAATTCCTCATTGGGTAGATGAATTAGTGCAACGGATTGAAGCCGAGCGCGAGGTTGTTGGCACGAAAATGTCAGGCATTGCCAATGCTGAAGAAGGCGTTCGCCACACAATCGGTGCAAGTAAAGCGATTGAAGTTGACATCACCGCCCCCGCCACCGCCGAGGCCAAGCAATGGCAGGGCTGGGGCACCGCTCTAAAGCCCGCGCACGAACCAATCGTTGTCGCTCGCAAACCGCTAATCGGCACCGTCGCCGCCAATGTGCTGACCTATGGCACTGGTGGGTTAAACATTGATGCAAGCAGGGTGGGAAATGAAGGAGGAACCAAAGCAAGTCAAACTTTGCCCGAAACTGAAACTGTTTCTGCTTACGGAAATGGCTTGAACGGAAATAAAAAGCCGATTGGAATTGATGCAGGCCGTTGGCCCGCCAATGTCATCCACGATGGGTCAGATGAGGTTGTTGAGTTGTTTCCGAATACTCGCGCAAGAGGAAATTTAGGTGAAAGTCTTGGCGGTGGCGGAATGTATGGCCACGCGGTTACAACTAACGATTTCGGCGCTGGCGATTCAGGCTCCGCCGCTCGCTTTTTCTACTGCGCCAAAGCAAGCAAGCGCGACCGCAATGAGGGGTTGGATGGGTTTGAGGCGGTAAGGATTCACGATGGCAGAGAAGAAGGCGGTGTCGGTGGCTCAAATCCAAGGAATCGCACTAACAATTACAGACAGAATCATCATCCAACCGTCAAACCAACCGACCTAATGCGCTATCTCTGCCGACTTGTCACACCGGCCGGTGGCATCGTTCTTGATCCATTTATGGGTTCGGGTTCAACTGGTAAAGCTGCGATTTATGAAGGTTTTAAGTTCATTGGAATTGAGATGACCGATGAATACTTGCCGATTGCAAAGGCTCGCATTGAGTTTGCGGTTGAGGAAATGGCAGAAAAGTTATTGTGAGCAAAAAGCCGATAACCGATGCCATCGCAACCTTATTGTGGCAAGCGTATGAAACATCGCTACCCGACACACCAAGGCGAATGGCGGTCGTTATTGTTGAAAGATTGAAGCAACTCGGATACTTAGAAGGGGAGAAATGACACCAACATATCAATTCACTTGCAACGATTGTGGTGACACAGTTATTCAGGCGTTCTCATTTGACCAAGAGCCGACAATAAACTGCGGTCATTGCGGGTCAATAATGCGCAAAGAGTTCACGCCTCCTGCGATTCATTTCAAAGGCGATGGATGGGGTGGCAAATGAGCAAAGAGATTTTTACCGAGATTTATGAGAGCAATTATTGGGGTGGCAAGGAGTCACGCTCAGGCATTGGCAGCGACACGGATCAAACCAAGTTCCTTGTGACCGAGCTTTCTCTTTTGCTCAAGAAACTTAAAGTTCGCTCAATGCTAGACATTCCCTGTGGTGACTTTAACTGGATGCAGAAGGTTGAGTTTGATGGATTTTACATTGGCGCAGATATTGTCGAACCACTAATTGAACGCAACCGAGAACTTTACAATGACCCATTGCGCGAATTTAATGTGCTGAACATCGTCGAGGACAAGTTGCCAAAGGTTGATTTGGTCTTTTCTCGTGATTGCCTTGTCCACCTATCAAATGAAGAGGTCTTTGCAGCTTTAGCCAACATCAAGTCATCAGGGTCAAAATATCTGCTAACCACAAATTACTTTTGGCACCAAAGACCGCACAATAACAACATAAAGACTGGCAGTTGGCGCAGGCTCAATCTGCACGAAGGGCCATTCAATCTGCCATTTCCAAAAGAGATTTTGGTCGAGGGTTATGACTGGGATGATGACCGCGATAAATCTCTATGTCTTTGGCCTTTGGAGGATTTGAATTTCTGAGATGAAGTGTCGTCATATTTACGAAATCATCAAGACAGAGATTTGCCCTGATTGCGGTCGTGATACGCACGAAACTGATTTTTTAGAGCAGACAAGATTGCACGAGAAATGGATTGAGGAAGGCAATGCCGATTGGAGTAAGTGTCCACAAGGAGGAACATTGAGGGGATGGTGGTCAATTTGAAAACTGCGGTTTCATTATTTGCAGGTGTTGGAGGCTTTGACTTAGCTTTAGAGCGTTGTGGCTACAAAGTAGCTGCATCGGTTGAATGGGATAAAAACGCACAAAATGTTTTGAGAAGGCGATT